CGGCGACCATGAGTCCCGGCAAGATTCAGCGGGTGCTCTCCGACGATGGCAGCCCGCAGCAGATTCGCCTGGCGGGCAGCCCGGAGGAGAAGCAACAGCTGCTCGACGATCCGCAGCAGATGGAAGGCCTGGCGGGCGTGTACGACCTGAGTACCGGGGCCTATGATGTGGTGGTGGACCTGGGGCCCTCCTATGCCACGAAGCGGCAAGAGGCTGCGGACCAGATGCTCACGCTCGTGGGGACGCTCCCCGAGGCCATGGGGCCGGTCATTTCCCAGGTGGTGGAAAAGATGGACTGGGAAGGGGCGCGGGAGCTCTCGGACTTGCTGAAGCAGCTCCCCGGCCAGCTGCTCCCGCAGCAGGGAGCGAATAAGGATCAACAGTTGGCCCTCGTGCGGCAACAACTCACCCAGGCGGCGCAGCACCTCCAGGCGCTCGATGCGCTGGCGCAGCAGCTCCAGCAGGCCAATCAGGCGTTGGTGCAGGACAACCAGCGGCTCAAGGACGCCCATGACCTGGAAGCCCTGAAGGTGCAGGACATGCAGCGCGATAGCTCCCTGGCCGAACGCGAAGCGCAGCAGAAGGCGCAGGTGGAGTGGGCCAGGCTCGATCTGGAGCGGCAAAAGCTGGCCCTGGAGCGCGACCGTATGGAGCGGGAGGCGGAGGCCCAGCAGGCGGCGGCCCGCAACGGGAGCACGGACACCTAAGATCTGATGCCACAATCACCTATCGGTACCACGCACGTCTAGCTAACGTGTGCGGGTGCAAACCTGAAGGACAGGTGGGAACGTTCCTCCCCCTGTCCTTTGTGTGTCCCTGGTACCGATGCTCTTGTCGCCCCTGGCGGCTGGTCCACGCCGGGAGAGCGGACTGGTGGACCCTGGGACTGCCGCAGCGCTGGCAGGACACTGCGCACGTAGGAGCGTCATCCTATGACCGTAACCACGTATGAATCTGGGCGTGGCATTGTGGCGGTCGCGCCTCCGGGCACGGCCCCCGAGCCGCCCCCACCCCCACCCGTCGAGCCGGTGCCTCCAGGCGAACCGCCTGGGGAGCCCGAGCCGGACGAGTCTGAGCCCGCAGAGCCCTCCGAGACCTCGGCTTCGGCCGAGGCCCCTCGGGGGCGCGGGGGCTTTCAGGAGCGCATTAAGACGCTCGTGGGGCAACGGAATGCCCTGCGCGAGGAAAGCACCGCTAAAGACGCGCGGATTGCCCAATTAGAGCATCAGCTTCGGCTGTCCGCGACTCCCTCATCGTCGTCGCAGCCGGTGGGTGCCTCCCCGTCCCGTCCGTCCCCGCTCGTCGTCCCGCGCCAGGAGGACTTTCCCACGCCCGAGGCGTGGGGGCAGGCCCTCGAACAGTATTGGCGGGCCATGGCGGGCGAAGAAGCCAAAACCATTGTGACGCAACTCCTTCAGGACCGGGACACCCAGGCGGCGCATCTGCTGCGGCGCGGGGTGGTGGCCGCGTGGCAGACCCGGATGGAGGAGGGGCAAGCGCTCTATGACGATTTTGATGTGGCCTGGAAGGTGCTCCCGCGCTATGTCCCGGACGACCTGTACCCCGTGATTGAGAAAGTGGTCATCGAGGAGCCCGAGGGGGCCAAGCTCTTTTACCACCTCGTCACCCATGCGCCTGCCATGCAGGAGTTGGCCCGCTATCGGCCAGGGGCCGGCGCGGAAACCTACCTGCGCGGCCTGGTGGCGAAGCCCGCCAATGGGCACGCCCCGGCCCGTCCGACGCCCCCGGCGCCGGTCGGGGTCCCGCCGGTGCAGCCCCTCACGGGCAGTGGTCCCGTGCCGGGAGTGGGGGAAACGCCCGCCGAGGTGGCGGCGCGGGGGGGAACCCTCGCGGAATACGAGGCGGCCAAAGCCCGCCAGCAGGACCGGGGACGCTAGCGCCCAGCCCCAGGCCGTAAGAGGATACTATGGCTGAGACCAATACCTTACTCACGACCGCCGAGATTACCTATGAGACGGCCAGTCGGCTCAAGAACCGCCTGAAGTTCGCCATGATGATTAACCGGCAATACAGTAGCAAATTCGCCAATGAAGGGGCGCAGCGCGGCGATACGATCAGCGTCCGCATGCCCGTCCGCTATATCGTCCATGACGGCCCGGTGGCGCAGCCCCAGCCGATTAAAGAGACGTACAAGGATCTGACCCTCACCTATCACAAAACGCTGGCGGCGACCTGGACCAGCCGGGATCGCACGTTGTATATGGAAGATTTTGCGAATCGCTTTATAGATCCCGCGGTGGATCAATTTGCCAATGAGATTGACCGCATTATCCTCGACGACCTGTACAAAAAAGTGGCGCAGGTGAAGGGGGCGCCGGGCACCCGGCCCAACACCAGCCAGGTGTTTCTCGATGCCCAGGCGACCATGCTCAATCAGTCCACGCCGATGGATCGGCCCTGGCAGGCGCTCATGGCGCCGCTCTCCTCCGCCTCGCTGGTGGGGGCGCTCCAGGGGCTCTATCACGATGGCCCGTCCATTGCCGGGAACTACCGGCGCGGGCGCATGCAGAGCGAGCAACTGGGCTTTGACTTCGACATCTCCCAGAACATGCCCACGCATGTGATTGGGGCGCTCGGGGGCACGCCGATTGTCACCACGGCGGGGCAGACGGGGGCGAGCCTCAATACGAGTGGCTGGACGGCCAATACGGGCGCGGTGGCGGCCGGGGATGTCTTTACCATCGCGGGCGTCTACGCGATTAACCCGCTGTCGCGCCGCTCGACCACCGAGTTGCAGCAGTTCGTGGTGACGGCGGCCAATACCGCCGATGTCTCGGGGCTCATGACCATCGCGCTTGACCCGCCCATCACGCCCCCGGCCAGTGATGGCAGTGTGGTGCAGTATCAAACGGTCAGTGCCTCCCCGGCGCAAAGTGCGCCCATCACGATGCTCGGCGCGGCGGGAGTCACGACGCAGCAGAACCTGTGCTTTCACCCGGATTTTGCCACCCTGGGCTTTGCCGATCTGGTGCTGCCCACGGAGGGCAGTGGTCGGGCGTACCGGGTGCAGGATGAGCAAACCGGCCTGGCCTTCCGTGTGTGGGAGGGCTCGGACTGGACCACGGATCGTCACGGCTTCCGTATGGATTTTCTGTTTGGCACGCTGGCCATCTATCCGTCCTGGGCCTGTCGCGTGGCCAGCTAAGGAGCAGGTATGGCTGAGGAAGTCCCGGCGTTTGTGCCCCGGTGGCTGTACCACCCGGAGCGGGACGCGGAGTTAGTCGAGACCCCGGAGCAGTATGCGGCGCTGCTGGCGCAGGGGACGTGGGCCGATACGCCGGCGGCCTTTGGCAAGATCACCGCCCCCAACCGGGAACAGATGGCGTTGCAACCGCAGGCGGTGGCGCCCGGCGCCCCGCTCAGTCTCACGGAGGCGCTGGTGCTTCAGCTCCAGACGCAACTCACGACGCAGCAAGCGGCCCTGGCCACGCTCCAGACGCAGGTGGTCGGGCTCCAGCAGCGACTCGACGCATTCACTGCCCGGCAGGAGGAGGCCGACGCGGCCGCCAGCCGGGCTCCACGCAGGAGTTAACCATGGGCAGCCCCCATAGTAGCAGCATGAGTCAATCGGTCGATACGTATGTGGGAGCAGGCACGGGCAAAGTGGCCGTGACCTGGAGTGTCACCCTCGCCACCCTCACGGACGCGGCGCAGTGGCACTGGACGCCCGGCTTTAACGGGCGGCTCACCAAAGTCACGTTTGTGACGCATACGCCCGCCACCACGGCGGGCAAACTCACGACGCTCACCCCCTCCATTGCCGGGACGAACGTCACCGGGGGGGTGCTGGCACTGACCACGGCGGCGGCGAATACCCGTGATAAGGCCCTGGCGGGGACCACGATTACCGGGAACAATAGCTTTACGAGCACGCAGACGATCACCCTCACGGCCTCCAGCACGACCGCCTTTACCGAGGGCAGTGGGGAGGTGCAGATCGAGGCGGTCAATGATGACACGCGCAAGGGGGTGGCGATGGGCAGTATGGGGCTCACGTACAACTAATGGGCACGATTTTTCTGGCCTATCCGCACTATGGGCCGGTGGTGTACGCCTCGGCCCTGGCGGCGTGTCAGGCGTCCCGGCAGCACACGGTGGTGGTGTGCGATACCCAAGATAGTCGGCTGCCCCACTCGTTCAACCGGCTGTGGTGCGCGGCCTTGAATAGCCGGAAGGCGCAGGGGTGGACGCACTTCGCCATGCTGCACAGTGATGTGGCCCCGGAGCCGGGCTGGCTCGATACGCTGGTGGCGGAACAGGCGCGGGGGGGGGTGGACGTGCTCAGTTGCGTGATCCCCATTAAGGACGGGCGCGGACTGACCAGTACGGCCGTCCGGGATGCCACGGGCACGGTGCGGCGGCTGACGCTCCAGGAGGTGTATGCGCTTCCGGAGACGTTCACGGGCGCGGACCTGGACCCGCCTGGCACGCTGCTGGTGAATTCGGGCTGTTGGGTCTGTGTCTTT